TGTGATTCACGATTCATTATTTCCCCTTACAATCCTGCATGTCCAAGCAGGTCCCGACACATTACCGCACACGAACTGTTCAGCCCATCGAAATCATCGACGCCTATGGTCTCGACTTCAAGCGTGGCAATGCTCTCAAATACCTTTTACGAGCAGGTTCTAAACCTGGCGAAGATAAGACCGACGATCTTCTCAAAGCGGTCTGGTACCTCATCTGTGAGATGCACAGCATCGAGCTCGCGGATGAAATCAATGAACAGCTGTTAGTTGATGCCACTCGCGATGCCTAAGTACTTGCATGTCGCTTCGACTGCTTCGTCCCAGGAATAGGCGACAAACCACAGGTAAGCATCACCAACAGACTCACGGAACGTGATCTGTCCTGGCGTCAGTTTGTTTTTGCCTGACTTCATCTCGATCCACATCCCGCAGTGCTGCCCCATCTGCACAGGAATGAAGATATCCCAGACTCCAGCCTTGAGTCCTTCGGACTTCATGCGGCCACCTGTGGCCTTCGACCTGTAGCCGCCATTCGGCACAGCGAAGATTGTGCCTAGGCGCGCATCGCTGCCACTCATCACCCTGCACCAGTTGAAAAACGCGATCTGTTGTTCTGACTCTGTCATAACTCCATCCTCTCAAAAATCTCCGCCAGGACATCAGCCCCAGCGGCCACCCGAAGTTTGTCGATTGCGCGCACCTGAATCTGTCTGATGCGCTCGCGACTGTAGCCGATCAGGATTCCAACATCCTCGAGTGAGCGACCATCCGATAACCCGTCGAACCCAAAGCGCAGACGAAGACATGCAATCTCGCGGTCCGTCAGCACTTCCATGACCGTACGCAGCTGCGCGTAGAGGATCTCTCTGTCTAAATGGTCACCGACTGGAGGTTCATTCGATGCCATGAAGTCGTAGCGACTTTGGCCATATGCGTTCGGTTCATCGATACTCGAGACCAGCTTCACATCGTGCTGGAGTATCTCTGTCAGCGACTTGACGTCCAGTGATTCGATTTGCTTGTGAAGGTATCGCGGGTAAGTGTGCACGACCTCACGGACGTACGCAAGCAGTTCCGCCGGTGTTGGAGTCTCACCGTGTTTCAGGATGTACTCCTGGCGCGAGACTCTGATGTGAGACAGCTTCGCGATGGCGTGTGACGGTAGACGGATGTCACGACCACGACTCTCGACACCGCGCCCAATAGCCTGGCGGACCCAGTTCGTGGCGTACGTCGAGAATCGGTGACCGAGTGACGGGTCATAGCGCTGGACCGCGTGGTGTAGTCCGAGCATGCCATCGGTGATCATGTCTTCGTGCTCGCATCCACGACCACGAAACTTCTTGGCGATCGCGCTGACCATGCGGACGTTGTGATCAATAAATTCAGCGGTCGCTTTGTCTTTGTCACGCTGCGAACCACTCTGGACCATGCGTCCAAGAAAGAACTCCTCCTCGGGCGTCAGGAGTCCAGTGGTGCTGGTGCGTCTACTGCCACGGTATTGCGACCAGGTTGTGATGGCGTCAGTCACGAGCTTGCATCGTCTGGTGTGCACGGTGATCTGGTGAGTTTGGTGTGTTCCAGTCGGATGCGACCAGACACGAGAACCAGACAGCACCAACGATCAGGACGAAGCTGCCGACCATCTGAATGCGGCGCTGTGTCCGGAGGCGTCGCTCGCGCTTGAGCTCACGCTGTGAGCAGATTCCACAGATGCGATGTCCACGGCCATAAGGCACGACGTTTTGTCTGTTGCATACGATGCACGAAAGTTTGATGTCCATTGTCCTAGTCCTGTTCTGTCTATTGAGGGAGAGTCTGTCCTGTACGCTTGCACAGGATCCACAGCTGCACTTCGTATTCACTGCGACCGATTGCATCAGCGATACGCTTGACGGTCGACTGTCTGACAGCATGAGCGCCGGAGAGCATCCGACACACTGCCGATTTGTGGATGCCGAGTTTCTCAGCGATATCCACCTGTGTATGTCCGTAAATCATGCCATCGTTATACACATGGTTGACACTGTATGTCAACTAGTGCTAGGATGTTCGTGTGATTGGACATCACGACGAAGGGAACAGAATGACACAGGAACGGGTTGACCTTAAATGGAAGTGCGGCCATACCGCACACATCACGGTTGGATATACGCAGGGGGACCTGAAGTACAAAATGGCAATGATGGCGTCGACGCTTGAGATTTGCGCCGCGTGTGAGTCGAAGCGTTCAATCGAACGCGCATGGTCATTGACACAGCGACTCCTCGAGCCGAATCCGATTGTGATGAGCGGGTCAGAGAAACAGATCGAGTGGGCGCGTTCGATTCGCACCACGAAGTATGAAGCGCTCGCACATGTCCTTGACTGTCTGCGTCAAGCGTACGAGACACGCCAGGACGAATGGCCAGCCATCGCACGGGCAATCAGCCCAGTGGTCAATGATGTCAGCATCTGGCGGTCCTACAGCCAGTCAGGCGCCATCATCGATAGACGCAACATCAACTGGACGACAGCGTTTAGGAACGCGCTCAGTCGGGCAGGATTACACATAGGGGGTTTAGTATGACAATGTCGGAAACAATCGGTGCAATCGCACCAGCGTTGGTCAAGGCTCAGGCTGAGATCAAGCCAATAACGAAGGATTCCACGAATCCTGCGTTTCGCTCAAAGTACACGTCGCTTGATGCCATCATGGAGGTCGTTCGACCAGTACTCGCGAAGAATGGTCTCATCGTTGTGCAGTCGGTGTTGGACACCATCGACGGTGAGCACAGCACCAGCATCATGGTCGAGAGTCGTGTGATACACGCGAGCGGTGAGTGGATTGCTGGTGTCGTGCAGGTCCCTGTGATGCAACAGACATCGCATGGATTCGGGTCAGCACTCTCGTATGGTCGACGCTACAGCCTAAGTGCGCTTCTGTCGCTCGCATCCGATGAGGATGACGATGGAAATGGAGCTGCACAACAGCAACAGGCACGGCCACAGATCAAGCCAGGACCGCCACAACAGACCACACTGCGTAAGCTCGCACCAACACCGAAGCCGATACCTGGCTATCATAACGGTAGTCACTTTGTGATCGGAGAAGAGGACCCTAACGCATGACGAAACTAGTATGGATAACGCCCGATGCTGAAGCAGTCATCGGGTATTGCGCCAGGGTCTCGAACCCCGCGAACCAGGACAATCCTGACGTCACTCGACTGCTTCGGTTTTGCGTCGGTCACGGACACTGGTCAATCTTCGAGATGGCCAGCATGTGCATCGAGGTCAAGACCACAAGAGCGATCGCCGCGCAGCTGCTCCGACATCGGTCGTTCAGTTTCCAGGAGTTTTCCCAACGATACGCCACGGTGGTCGAGGACATCGAGGTCCCAGAGATGCGCCTCGCTGGCGCTCACAATCGGCAATCCAGCCTCCCACTACCTAAGATTGAGGAACTGACCAAAGAGCAGCAGGACGCGCTGTATTTGGTCGGTTGCAGTATTGAGTTCGCAACTGATACCTATCGCGATTTGCTCGCGCATGGCATGTCTGCGGAGACTGCTCGCATGGTCCTACCGCTGTGCACTCCGACCACGATGTACATGAGCGGGACCATCCGCTCGTGGATACATTATGTGCAGCTGCGGACACGCCAGGACACGCAGCTCGAGCATCGCGACATCGCGCAAAGCATCCAGAACCTTATGTTGGAACACTTGCCGATCACGATGGAGGCGCTGGCTTGAAGCTCTCTGACATGATGCCGCATGCAGACCTTCCTCCTTGGACTGAATACCTTGAAGCCTGGGAGAAGCAACACAAACCCGTGTATCCAACATTCGACGAATGTCTGCATGAGTCTACTGTCATGACACAAAAGATAGATTCTCTTGGACGAGATCATTATCGAATGCGATGCTTACGTTGTGGACACATGGTCAAGCCTATTAAAAAGGTCGATGCACTAAAGATTCTAAATGGCAATCACGCATCAGATGATGGGCACATCTACGCACAGGTTCGATATGACCCAGACAATGACTACTTCCGAAACCGTGAGTATTTACGTGAGGAATACTATCGGTTACGTGCGGAATATCCTCATAATCTCAACGAACAAAAAAGGGTTTACCATTCAAGGTATCTAAAAACAGCACGGTGGATGAAGCTTAGAGCAGCTGTGTTTGAGCGTGACAATCACACCTGTCAGTCATGCGGTTCGACTGAGTATCTGCATTGTCACCATAATACTTACGTACGCCATGGCGCAGAACAAATGTCAGATCTGATAACTTACTGCGCCAGGTGCCACAAAAATCATCACATTGACCATGACATGGAAAAAGAACGGGAACAACTATGGCGAGAAAACCAGCTGAGAATAAACCATCAATCACACGAGTAGAGGAAAAGCCTGAAGGTCTCCTGTGGCTCCTGAAGGCCAGCGAACATGAGATCCTGGAGCGATTAAACGCTGAGGATGCAATCATCTTTGTACATCCTGCGCTCGATGGCATCGTGAGTTTCCGCATCGAGGAGAATCCACAGCACGAACAAAAAGTGGTGCATGTCTGGCGGTAAATGTATAGTCCTTGTGCCGGTGCTCCCACATCGGTGAACGAACAACTAGCCAAACAGAAGACCAGGTGAGCGCATCGCCTGGTCTTTTGGTTTTAGAAGTTTACGAATCCGAAGCCGCCGAACTTTCCGAACTCGTGCCAGTTTCGCTTTTTCGCATACAAGCCATCGCCATCACGTTCGACTGACAGCTCGTCGCTTGGCTCCGGTGATGTGTTTCCCTCGACCGTGTAGACACCCCACTCCTCGACCTTCGTGACTATGCCGATGTGAGCGATGCGTGAGAGAGCACTGAAATAGAACAGCGCCAGATCACCGCGCCGTGGTCGCTTCGTGGTCGTGCCATCGCGGATGTGCTGGACAGGCAACCATAGACTGTTTGCTTTGAACCATCTCGACCAGTCTGGACAATATGCCGATCTTGGAAACGTCTCATCGTACGTGATGCCGAGCTGCGTGGCTGCTTGCTTGTGGCGGAATCGGACGTGTGCCGCGCACCAGGGGGAACCAGCAGGGACAGGAGGTTTGCAGGATGCCTGGTACGCTTCGACTGCTTTGCCGCGATTCTCACCGACTTCCTGGACACCGACATTCGCCATTGCCAGATCTGTCGACAGTAGTGCTATTGTCCGCTCGCTCATGTTGTATACTCCTATTGTCCAACCGGTTTCTAGTTCCTAGTCCTGACGCCTCCAGCACCCCTCTGGAGGCGTTTTCTTTTTAAGCGAAGGTCTCCGCGTCGTCACTGCTACTCACGATCGTGATGCCATTCGTGGTGTGCGTATAGATAATGTAGACCACTCCGAGGCGCCAGTAACACGCGAGCTCGTCATCTGCGACATTACCCGTCACGACGTTAGAAGCAGCTGTTATCACGTTGCCCATCGGATCACGCTTGACGCGCTGGATGTTGCTCGACGATGTGCGAAAGAAGATGTACTCCATGCCATTTGGCGACACGCAGACAGTGCCATGTGTGCCGGTTCCGATTGTTGTTGCCACGCTGACTGTTATCCCTTCGTCGCTAGTTAGGTACCGCTTGACGCTGCCATCAGTGTCATCCACGATTATGATGAGCGACATGGCGCCGCTGTTCTTCTGATACGCCAGGCTAAGACAAACAGCGCCTGTGATCGGCGTTGTAACTTCTGACCAGTTTGTCCCGTTGTGCGCCCTGGCGTGATACAGCTTGACGCCGCCACCAGATGTCACGACGCCATACGTCGCTTGCTGTGCTGGTGAAACATCGGCAGCCGTGCAGTTCCCTGCGAGAGTCTCTGTCCGAAACACCGCTCGCTGTCGCTTGGCGCTGTACATCGGATTGACACCGACAGAGTTCGCGCCGATCAGGATGCTGTGATTCGCTTTGCCGAGTCCGAATGGACTGCCGGTCTGGTAGTTGCCCAGCGCGTCAAAGGTCGAATCCGTGCCTCGAGAAGAACTGTCACTCGAGAGCTGAAGCGTCACGGTCCCGCTGGTCGCCGGATCTCCAGCTGTGTCCAGGACAATCCCGTGTGCTGGTCCTCGAAGGATGGCACCGAATGGAAGATAGAGAGCACTGTCTGTGCCACCATTGACATCGAATGGGTCATACAGATCAGGCGGAAAGTCGCCGTTTATCGAGTCGAACAGAGTCTGTGCTGTGATGGTACCGGTCGCAATTTCAAAACCGAATGCGAAGTCAGTGCCGGTTGTGGCGTTCGGTGTTGCGAGGATTCCACCGCCATAAAGCCACGTACTGATACCAGTTCCACCATTCAGGAAACAGTCCCTCAATGGCGGCTGTGAGACGCTACAGGTGCCACTGCCAGGATACGCCACGGAGTTCGTGGCAGTCCAGCCAGGATGTCGGACAATCGAATCATCGGACGTGTTGATTTGACCGACAATGTCAACGATAGTCAGCGGTGTGACACTGTATGTCGTGACGCCGGTTGCGCCACCTACAGTCTTTTGCCATCGATAGTCGCTCTCTTCTTCATCACGACCGTCGTTCTTCTGTTGCCAGAAGCGGCGTGAATAGTAATAAGTGGTCGTGTCGACTTCGGCCACAATCGCCGGTGTGATGCGTTCGTTTTCGTATCCCAGACCACTCGGAATATAATGGCTGTTACTGAAGCCGTTTGTCGTGTCCTGCTTGAGCGTCGTGGTACCGAGGTCAATCGCCCCTGTAGCGATGCGTAGCCGCTGGCATGACGTGATGCCCCAGTAAGCCGAGTCTACAGACTCACTACCGGCGAAGCTGCTGGATACCGTATTCTTCCTCGGATAGGGATTGTCCTTGCCATCAGTTAGTGGAAGCGCGCTGACTGACCACGCATCAGGACTGCACAGGTCGATGGTCACTGTCTGATACGACGTAGTCGCAGCTGTGACATTCCAGGTTTTAGTGTTGCCATGGTAGTCAGTCATCACGAATGTTCCAGCCACGGATGTCCCGCTTTGCGCCTTGATCTGGATGTCAAGGTAGCGATATCCCGACATGCCTTCGTATGGTGCAAAGAGTCTGTCGTTACCTGTTCCTGCAATGCTTCGTGTCGTGGCATACGCGAGTGACCAGCCATTGAAGCGGAATCCACGGAACATGCACCGCGTCTCTGTATTTGCTTCACCGACAGCTGTAAGTGATGCACCAGTGATGGCACACGAGATGCTTGCGGGAACGTCATCGAGCGCCGTGGTCAGCGTGTTCGATCCGTAAACAGGATCGGTCAGGACGGTCGTGGTCGAGTAGTCGACGAACGTGTCTGATCCTGACAGTGAGCCGGTGCCGGTTATTGTCCTGGACGAACCATCGAAGCCTGTGACCACGACACTCAATGAGTCCGGGTACGATGTCGACCACGCCCTGGTGCGACCGATGACAGCGACACTGCGATCGAGACACGAGCTCGTGCTGATGGTGGCGCTGGCCGTTGAAACAATGCCGAATCCGTCAGTCGTTCCAAGAACAGACAGACTCCACTCGGTGGCGCTTTGCGCGTGGAAGGTGTGAGCATGCGTGATGTCATGCACAGCGACGGTGTTGACCTTAACCAGTGACACAGCGAAGTCATGACGGACATCACCGGAACTGAATCCATTCGCCGACAGGATCGCGGTGTAGTCTGCTGTTCGCCTCGAACTCGCAGCTGCGGACACGCTGACTGATCCGCCATTCGCGGTGATACTACAGGCCGCCGTTGCTCCACTCGTGGTCATCTCATACCAGCGATATGCAGTTTGAGGAGGAAACACCGTCGGTGCCACGCTCGAGCTGTATGCGGTCTCAGTGACGTCCCAAAGCTTATCTGTCGAGACCGATGCTGTGAATGTGCCAGCGCATGTCACGCTCACATCCTTGTATGTCGTGGCGCCGGTCTCACTTCCAGAGGCGAGCACCACGTATCCGCTGTTGGTCGATCCGTGTCCGTTGTTTACCGCTAGGTTCGCACGAAGTTCCCACGTCCATGCCGAACCAGGTGATGGTGCATTGACCGTTGAAACAATAGCAAGTGAACCAAGAAAACCTAGATGTCCGCCGAACGAAAAGTCTGTGAAGTGCGTGTCGTAGTCAGGCTCGAGAGGTTGCGTCGCGAATGGATTCCAGATGCGTTCCGTGACGTTTTGCGTGTGCGACATCGTGAGCGTCGATGTTCGTGTGCCATCGATATACGCCACTATCCGCCACCAGCATTCAGGTATAAACCCCGGTACACAGCACGTCTGAACTGTTTCACGCCAGCCTCGACCACGAACTCGATCGTCGGAATCGCGATGATGCGATACACACCCTTGATGGTCACGCCATCAGGTTGCATGATGGTTACCACGTCACGGACCCAGAGAGGACGATTCGTCGTGGACAGCACCAAGAAGTCACTCTCCCACTCAATCAGGATTCGACCTGTCATGAGTCGGTCTTTGAGTGCAAGCATGGCCTGGTACGCCACAGCACTTGATGTGATGCTCGGATCACTTAGGATGTATGGAACCGGTCGACCACGCCAGTTGTATGGTCTGGCCGCTGGAGCGGTGCCAGCAGTCTGACTCGCATCGTCAGCATCATAGGAATAGATCAGGTCGCCATTACGCGGATCCTGTCCAATGACGGTGATCTGATTGCACTCTGGACTCTCGTAATGACCAGTCATCTTCCGGACCACACGCTTCTGCTGTAGCGCCGCAGTGACGCCAGCCGCAGCTGCTGCCGCTACACTTTGGTACAAAGTCATGACGCTAGTCGATGTCAAGTCAGCAGGATTTGACCACTGGTATTTGTAGCCACTCGATGTCGGAGACCATCCAGTGATGAAGGTCGCGGCGTAGTCGGTTTTGAGTTTTCCGATCATCGAAGCGATTGTGTCACCACGCTGCGGCACAAAGTTTGAATACCCGCGAGCGATATCTGGACTGCGAGAAATATTGATTCCGAGCGCGTCGTTATATAGCAGGTAAGTGGCCGGAGGATAGCCAGCCATGGTCATCATGTCACCGATGGCGTTTTCTGCGGTGTAGCCGTCGTAGAGGATTCCGTCTTGAAAATAGTACAGTTCAAAATCACGCGAGCGGTCCATACCTTCAAACTGTAGCGTCGAGAACTTTAGACTCGTATCACCCTGCTCATACTGGATTTGCGGAGGCGCGAGTGTGCCTCTGAATATATCGGTGTATACAGCCGGATCAGCACTGTTCGAGATGGCCAAGGTGCTTGATCACGGCGCAAAGAAATATGGTGTAAACAATTGGCGTAAGATTGATGTCGACGATCATCTTAATCATCTAATCATGCACACATACGCATATTTAGCTGGTGACCATACAGACGACCATCTCTCACATATTTTGTGTCGAGCAATGTTTGCGTTGGCTGTTGCTCTAGAAGAAAGTGAAGACGACGTGAGTGAAATTTCCTCATATGTAGAGTACCAAGAAGAAATGGGCGAACACGCCACTAAGTATATTGTCGGCGATCTTGGTACTGACGGTCATGTGCACACCTTATATTTACGTGACGATCTACCCGTAGCAACTACGTCGGTTCTTATGGGTGACGTGCAACATGCACATTCAATCGAAGCTGATTCATCAGAAAGGGGTTTTATTTGTAAACCGGCCAAACCTGGGCCACACACTCATACATCATTCACCAAAGTAGAAAGTACATAATGGACACTTATATCAACCCAATCGACCGAGATATTCTCGGCGAAAAGGGTGTACTGTGTAAAGATGGCGGCAAGTTCCTGTTCGTCTTTACGGAGGCAATCCGGAACGGCAACGGAGACATTCTATATTTGATCTGTGCCGACGGAACAATTGTCCCTTGGGACGCAATCGTATTTATTCAACCGTTCAAAGAAGAGGATGACAAAGACAATGGCTGACGCACCTACTGTTACTATCGAAGGCGCACGCCTTATTTATCGAAACTTTGAGGGTCGCAAAGACAAGTTCAATTTGATGGGCCAGCGCAACGTTGGCGTTATTCTGACCCCCGAGCTCGGCACTCAGATGCAGGCTGATGGTTGGAATGTCAAGTGGATGGAGCCTCGTGACGAAGGTGACGAAGCAACGCCGTGGATTTCAGTCAAGGTCAACTTCGACGGACCACGCCCTCCTCGTGTTACAGCGCTTACCAATGGGGGCAAGCATCGGACTATGCTCGACGCAAGCACTGTTAGTGTGCTCGACAAGCTTGATCTAGACAACGTGGATCTCATCATTCGTGCATACGACTATGAGGTTAACGACCGTGTGGGTCGAGCGGCATATTTGCAGAACCTGTATGCCACCATCTACGAGGACGATCTCGATCGCAAGTATGCGAATCTTGACGAGCCGATGCTAGACGATGAGCCCGGCGAAAACTGATATTTATTTCAACCCAAACCAATAAACACAAATAGAAAGTAAAACAATGGAACTAGAATTTGAGAAGTACGTCCGTATCCCGTTCGTCGTTGAGGCCGTGGAGATCACTGTCGGCAACATCGAAGAGATTGCTATGCAGGTTGGTACTCTAAAGACCGACTCTGAGACTGGTAAGCCCTATATTTGGGTTGACAAGCGACTAGTCCCCGGCGTCAACAAGGTCCACCCTGGTTATTTCATGACTCGTATGGGCGACATGGTTCGTTGCTATTCGCCCAAGGTGTTTGCGGCTCAGTTCCGCATGCCGGATGCGAACATCATGGAGTGGGTTGAGTATATCTCCAGCGGGACTGCCGACGATTCGGCTGAGCCTGTCAAGCCTGCTACGGACGCAGAGTAATTCGCAAAAATTACACGTCCTATAATGAGAAGAAGACTTGAAACGTCGACTTCTTATTTTTCTTTTAACGATCGTAGGCGCAATAAATGGCCGCAGATCGTCGTTTGGTTGTCGGTGACTGCGATAGTGGAACCGTCAAAAATCTCTAATCACTAAACTCCTAAGGAGAAACTTTAATGGACACCGAAGTTATTTTTTCATTCTATGCAACAGAAGCAGCTATGACCCGTCAAGTTGCTGAGTACGGCGACGAAGTGACTCCGGCTCGTAACAAGCGTGGTCTTGAGATGCTACCATATCTTCCTCGGACAGGCGATCTGATCGTGGAAGAGATGCGTACCTATCGAGTGACACGTGTCGTCTTTTCGATCGAAGATCAGGTTATCTATGTCGACTCCGTGGTGATCGACTAATGTCGTGGCACCCACAAACTCCGTTCCTGACTCACGACGGACAGCGCGTTAGTGTTGACAAAGAGCTATATTTAGTTCTTGTCCAGCTGCGCAATCTGGGAGTCAAAACGCAGTACTCGTGCCAGGGCGATGTTGACATGTCCGGGTATATCCTCGCTGATCGCAAAAGCTTCGGGCCGGTGTTGAAGAAGATCAAGAAGTTGTACGTCAAAAATCAACTTCCTCACGCATATTTGCAAACCTTGGTGGTTTCGTTCTTGAACGGTTATCGAGAGCGCGAGTATGCGATTTTCTTTGGCGATCCTGAGCGCAAAATTGGACTCACGTTTGACCGTGGTGCACATAACTACGGTGGGTTTACCATCGAGTATTCCACAAGTTGGCGTTATGGGCGTCGAATTGCTATTCGTTTCCCCAACAATCAAATCCCATTGCTCGAAGACCTCTTTCGTCATATTCACGAAAGGCAGACTCAATGACCACCGATCGAATATTCCCCATCGAAGAACTCGAGCTCGCTTGGAACGAAGGATACGCTCGAGGACATTGGTGTGAATATGGTAAGGGTCTTGAACCACCAAGCGATTTCAAGAATTTCCTCCACAAGCACTATCCAGACATTAAGACATATCACTGGAAGTTCAGTTATATTTTGCACGAAGGTGAAGAAGAAGTGTCTGAGCTTTTCATCGCTGATGATTCTGCTGATGCGGCTCGTCAAGCGTGGCAATTCATCGGTAGGCGCAATTTCCAACCCGTATACACAAAACTAACAAAGGTAGACTAATGAAGGATTTGGTTTTCACTTCTGCTGTTGGACGTTTCACGTTCGCCGAAGACACGCTGCTCTCTCACGCTCAGTTAGTGCGAGACTCAGTCACAGGTCAGATGCTCCACCCACAGCGCAACACTCCCCGTATCAACACGGAGAACGATGCCCACGAGTTTGTCCGAGGAATGGACTCGAAGATCATCGCAGCAATCGAGTTCAAGTTCGAGCTCAACTAACAAGAAAGGTATATCTTCATGAAGCGATTCCGATGGCTTGCAGGACTCGTGGTGATGCTCATCGTAGCACTCATCGGTAAGTCCGTGCTGGCAACAGACAACGGTTATGGTGGGGACTATGGAACAATTACGACTTCCGCAGCGCCCTCAACGACCGAGCCCGTGGTGGAGACTACTGCTCCAGTCACGGAAGCGCCAACGACTACGGCTCCAGTGACCGAGGCACCGACGACTGCTCCTGCGACCACCGAACCTGTGGTTACTGAGCCGTCAACGACTGTTGAGACCACCCCGGTTTCTACGGACGCTACGACGACCAGTG